ATATCTTCAATCTTAAAAGTCGGAGTGAATTTAGGAGTCTGACTAAAAAGAGTAGTAAAATGAGCTATCAACTCATTCAAGGAAGTGAGCTTAATCTTAGCCACCTCAATTAATCTTATTCCGCAGAATATCTCTACCATCTTCTGAGCTACAAACTCTTCGTCTGAGGAGTTCTTTTGCACGTTGAGAAAGTCCTGATAATGCTTTAACGGGATTTCGTTTAATGTTGACGGTACGTTGATTTGTACTTCCATAATTATTAGACGTTGTTTTCTTGTTTTTGTAGTACGAAGGAATAAGCCTCTGCTAACATTTTAGTATGTCTCCGCACATTGAACATATCATTGAACACGATGTGAACTTTCTTACCTGTTTTATCCTTGATGTACTGCTCAACTACTGCTTTCATTTTAGGCAGCTCATCTGATGTTGTATTGTCCATAGTTTGATTTTAGTCCGAGTGCTTCCATTTCGTGGTATCTAAGTGCATCTATAGCGTGATTGTAGTGGTCTATCGGTCTTCTCATACGCTGACCTTGCTTATCTACATCCCAACAATATGAGCGGAGTTCTTTGATGAGGTTAGTGCTTTGCTTGGTTACTAAGTAATCCTGCCTTTGCATTACGTCTATCCCGTAGTTGATTGAGTCAGCTCCTTTAGTAACTCCTTTAATCGTCTTGCCTTGCCTCCTGATTTCTTCGATTGATTTAGGCTCAGAGCTATCAGCGTATATAGTCACACTTGACGGAAGTATCTTAGCGATGTCAGAGTTGACCATACCTGTGCGGTAAACAAGTTCGTTTACTATTCGTGTTCCGTTATAATTGTAAATCTCAATTGCTGCAGTAGGGTCATTCGTGTATCCAAAGTCTAAGCCTATTCCTATCAACTTAGCTTCTTTGGGTATTGTATCAATCTCTTTCCAATTATTGAAGACCACTCCTTCAAGGCTACCTACCTCACCAAGACCATAGACTCTCCACCAATTTGCCCAATAAGAACTCGTAGCTGCTTTGTCACGATTCTTTTCAATTTGTGTGACAATACTTTCGTCTAAAGCCTCGTTGTCTTTGTACGTTAGAATGATGAAGTCCGTGTCAGGTTCGTCTTTTAGTTCCTTATGTACCCAAAACTCATTTGCAGGGTTAAAGTCTAAAAACACCTCACGCTTTGTACGGATGGCAAGTTCATTGTAAGCCTCGAATGTTACGTTGTTACACTCGTTGATGTATAAGATATCACGTCTCGCACCCCTGAGCTTGGAAGCATCGTCAGCAGAGAAGAATTCTATTGATGAGCCGTTAGCAAAATCGTATCTAAGCAAAGTCTTGTTAAACCTGTCGTCAAAGTAGCGATTCGTCCAACGCATTATCTTAAGGAAGTCTTTAAGCGCACCTCTTCTCAAGTGAGGTATCGTCTCAGCCACTACGGAGACTTCTAAGCCCTTTTCTTTAGCGCATTTGTCAATCAGTATCGGAAGGATGCCAAACGTCTTCCCTGCGGAAGTTCCGCCCTGAATTATCTTTATCCGTTTTTTTAAGGATAATATCTTATTGATTGAGGTAGTTCGTTTGAACATCTGCGTCTATTGCTTTGGTTTCTTCAGGGAATAGCGGCATCTCCATTGTTACGGTAGTTTCAGTCTTCTCAGTTAGTCCGTTTAAACGTGCGGTTAAGTTCGCATTGTACTGACCTACTAAGCCTCCATTGATTTGGTCTGAGCGTATTTCTCGCTTTATATACGCAGAGATTGGGCAAAATTCGTTGTAAGCCTCTTTCGAATTCTTAATGTAATGCTCAATCCATAGGTCGTGTTTCTCGAATGCCCATACTTCAAATCCTTCCATTGACAAAGGCACTTCAAGTGGCTCTGCAACCATCTCTCCGCTTCTTTGGTTGAGTGTATACTTGTAGCGAGGATTGTCTTTTACCCACGTCTTGTATTCTCTGAATAGACTTAGGAGTGTATCAGGACTATCTATCTTTCTTGGTCTTCCTACTTTTGCCATTGGTGTCCGTGTTTGCTTAGGCTTGTACGTCATTCTTGTACTCCGTGTAAACGATGTTCACTTGGTTGATGATTTCCTTTAGACAGGTAGCACAGTTGGTAGGCTCTTGATTCTTCTTAAAGATTCGGTTGAAGATTTTTAGGATTGCATCTTGCTCACTTGGCTTGATAGCATTCTTACTTAATACCTGAGATTCGTCAAGGTAGTTGAATTCGTCTTCCGTTAGGCATTCAGGTTTGCGGTAAGGAAGTAACTCGTTGAGTCTTTTCTTGCGCTCTTCGCATCCGCAGTCTTCTCCTAATACAAACTTTGCTACTTTAGCAATTCCTGTGGCTTCTAATACGTTTGCTACTGTATCTCCTAAGCCTTCTGCTTTCTTTCTTGGTGTTCGTGTTTTTGCCATTTTAGTTATATTAAATCAAAATCTTGGTTTATGTAATCTTGGTAGTCTTCTCCTACGCTTTCTCTAAGCCTTTGCTTGCAGTTCTTTAACGTATTGTAAATTGACGTCAGACTGATGCCTGAATCGTTTGCTATGTTTCTCATTGATGCGTTACCTTCTTTGTAGACTTTAAATAGCATTGAGTCATACCAAGACCAACTCTCCATTTCTAAATGTATCTTGTGGTCTAATGTGTTTAGAGCTTCGTGTTTTTCTAAGTCAGTTTCTTCGTAGCTTTCTTTGACCTCATCAAGTGATACAAAGTTTTGTGAGTTTGCTCTCAGGTAATCAACGTGAACTGCTCGGATAGTTAGCCACATATAAAACTTATTTAAGCTGCCGTCATCCTTTACGATGCCATCTACATAGTTAAGACGTATTATACGCAAGTATGTTTCCTGCACCATATCTTCAGACATCTCACCAATGCCCATTTTGTTAGCCATCAGCAACCATTCGTTGTGGTTTTGTCCGAGTATTAGCAGTTTATCCATTGGTTAAATTCTAAACAAATATAAGTTTAATTTTTAATCAAACAAGTATAATAAAAAAGCCACCTGTTAAAGTGGCTCTAAGTTGTTTAAGTAAATCTCTCGTGTGACGTAGTTATCTATCTTGTGTAAGGTTGATAAGGTTACGTCTTTGCCTTGTAGGAAGTTGTTTAACTGAAACTGATGCATCTTTAGTCCTTTGGCTTTTATCTCTTGGACTATTTGATTTCGTGTTTTTGTATACAATATCCTATTCAGTTGCTTTCGGAGTGTGTCATCGTCAATGTACATATCAGAACGGAAGGTCATCGTCAATACTATCTCCAATTGGTCTGCGCTCATCAGTCGGAGCTACATACGGCTCAGAAAATGATGCTGAGAAATAACTACCTGCTTTGCCTTGCTTTACCCACAAAGCTACTTCCATCTCTTTGCCGTTTACGTTTACTTTCCCTTTGTAGTCAGGATGATTGTCAGCTTTCTTGTTCGTGTTTTTGAAGATTGCTCCCGTGTTTGTTTTGTTTTCCATTATAAATTATAGATTAAATTGATTACTAAAATAATTGCGATAACTGTTACAAGTATCATTGTTGATATTGCTGCGCAGTATTCGTTGCGCTCGTTTTGATTGTGGCTCATTCTTCTTCGTTTACGATTTCTAATTCACCGTCAAATGTGTAGCCCGTTAGCTTGAGCAATTTATCGAGGTGATAAACCAAATCATCGAGCGTTACATCTTCGTGTTCGAACTCATAGCTCGCTTTGTGTCCGTAGTGTGTGATTTCTATCTTCATCTTATTCTGATTTAAAGGTTGTTTTATGAAAGTCATCATAGGAATCCCATTTGTCTTTTAATTGGGCATCTATTGCATTATTCCAAGTGATTTCCATCTGCTCTTTCTCCATTTCTTTGGCTTGTTCAAAGATTTCATCTCTACTTCTTGAATCTCCATTCCCATTTTGTCTGTCAACTAATTGTTGATTAAACCATTCTACTGCTGTCATCTTATTCTGATTTATTTAGTTCGTGTTTATTTACAATTACATTCGTGCATTGCGTTGCTGCCATAGCAAGCGCATTCTTTTGGTTCGTAGCTATCCATATTCATCAACTCAATTAGCTTTTCTTTTTGTTCGTCTTTGTTTAGCTTTTGTTTATTAAAGCAATGGCATTTGTGTTCTGCCTCAATTCCTGAACATTTGCAGCCTCTTTCGTTTTTAATCGCTTCTCGGTATCCGTTGCTAAATCCTTTGATTTCTATCAACTGAATTTCTTTACGGATTCTTTCAAGATACAACGTGAAATCCATAGCCTCCTCCTGAGCGTGATTTATCCAATCATAGATAGTCAGGTCTTCTCGGTCTAAGGTTA